TTTTTGAAAAGGCTGTGGCTTTGTAAATGTTTCTTTTGGTTCTGCTCGCATAGCAGCACCTATTAATACGGGCTTTTCACCTGGCTTCCTCCACCACACCTGACCTGGTGGAGCTATTGGCATTGGGATAGAAGCTCCTGTTGCTTCGTCAGTACTTGTTTCGGCTAAAACTTCTGCTGCTGTCATTATACGTCCAGATTCAGGCTGTGTAACATCTGGAAATACCAACTTACCAGTATCAATAAATCTTAATCTGTTATCTACGCCTTTAGCTGTTGCTCTTTTTGGTGTGACACCAGGAGCCGTAGAAGTTTTACCCACAAACTGAAATGGAGAATCCTTTAACACACCAGCGTCAACATCAGATTTTGCAACAGAAATATGATCACCTGGTTGATGTGTTCTGTTATTGTATACATAAGGTTCTGTGCCTGTATGTTTGAAGGTTAGATATTTGGCTTCTGGTGCTTCAAGGGTTGGTTCCACATCTGGAAATACCAAATCACCAGTATCAATATATCTTAATCTGTCCTCTATGTCTTTGGCTGTTTTTCTCTCTACTGTCGGCGTTATACCAGTAGCCGTAGAAGTTTTACCCACTAACTGAAATGGAGAACCCTTTAGGCCGCCAGCTTCAGTAGAAATTTTTCCTTCAATAGCTGCAACAGAAATATGATCACCTGGTTGATGTGTTCTGTTATTGCGTGTGTAAGGTTCTTTTCCTGTAAGTACAAAAGTGTGATATTCTTCTTCAGGTACTTCAATATCCCCCGGCTTTGGTGGTGTAGCATAACCTGCTGGGCCTGTCAAGCCTTTAGCATCCATAAGATTATCAGCTTCATCAGGAGTAATGATGCCACGCCTTAATTCCTGCGCTATTATCGTAAGTTCACTTAATATTTTAGGGTCTTTTATTCCAGTTTTGTACCCTAAAATTTCTTTTGCCTTTTTCTCATTCTCAGTCTCTCCCGCCTTTTGCTGTTGCATCGCACGGTACATACCCATCTGCATACCTTGTGAAGCGCCTTTTGCAAACCCAGTTGCGAAACTCGTTAATCCTACTCCTTTTCGTTGCTTTGCCATTTTAATCTCCTACCCCTGTCCCCATTTGCCAAGAGCAAAACTTCCAAGAGTGCCAGCAAACGAACCAAATGCGCCCCACTTCGCCATTTTCATTTGTTCTTCTGGTGTCATTTGATAACCCATTTGCACATCAAACTGTCTTCTTTGTTCACCAAATTGTTCACGTCCAAGTCCAAGTTGCCCCATACCTAATTGTTTTCTCAGGGCCAGCTCCGCCTGTTGCATACCCATAGTTCCTTCAAACTCAGATTCGCGCTGTGCCTGTGATGAGAGATACTGATACATCTGCTGTTCCATTCCCTTTTCCTGCAAACCTATCTGTTCAAGGGACATATCAGTACCGATCTCAAATTGTTTAGCACCAGTTAATTGCGCGATACGTCTTTGCTCTATATTGCTGGTAATGTCCAGAAGTTGCCGTGTACTGGTTTCTGCCAGACGTTCCTCAAATCCTTCAGGGACTTCTCCGCCAGTAGCAAGGATGGAATCCTCGATCCGGCGTTGAAGCTGACCACGCATCCGTGCCGACATCCGCTGTGCCAGCGCCTTTTCTTCTTCGGAGCCTTCTTCTATAAGTTTTTCATATTCAGCAAAACGTGTTTCAAAATCCGAAACCCGTCCAGAACGCTCTTCCTCGGCCTGTCTGATCCGTACATTGGAAGCATACGCTTCCTCGGAAGACGCCCACAAGTTCCCGGCTGAGTCTATCCATTTTTCACCCACTTTGGTAGGATCGTTAGGATCTGGGTCAGGATCTGGGTCAGGATCGGGATCAGGGTCAGGATCATCACCACCAGTCTCTTCCTCTTTGAATGATCTATAATCCCCCCAAGCACTCAGTATTGCATCATATCCAAGCAGTTCTTCAGCTTCAGCCATAGTAGTAATCCTATCGCGTAATTGAGGTGCAACTATTCCAGAAGCCACTAACCAGTCTAAAAAAGCAGAATCAGCCACCCAGGGTCTTTCTGTGGTCGGTATTATCACGGGATGCTCCGGGCGTTGCCCTTCTTCCCCATTCTCTTCTTCGATACAGTGATCTAAGATGCCTTCATACTCATACCCTTCAGAATGCACTTCAACGTACTTCTCGCCATCCCATTCAAACTCTACTTTTGTATTGATCCACATAATTAAACCTCTATGATATTTTCGCCTTATGCCTTCACAGTAAACGTGTTTTTACTAAATAATTTCCCTGCCCTGATTGCTTCAGAAAACAACCATTCACCGAAATTTTTGACCGCAAAATAATGTTTACCATTATACAGGCAGACTCCTATATCTCCATCCTGGCCTTCACCACTGTGGAATAAACCCTGTTTTATCGTAGCAATCTTATTCTGTTTCTGATTGCGTACTTGTGCTAGATCGTTGTAACTGACTTCAGGCATTATGGCGTATGTCCCATCATTGTGTATTCTACGATTACGTCATCCAGAACAAAATCTTGTCCGGCACAGGCAAACTTCAACTCAAGTGTCTTACCTACTAGATTGATAAAGTTGCCCACATTAGTTAATGCTGCCTTCGCAGGGAACTCGGAACTGAATGTCTTAGCTGCTGATCCAGAGCCATCAAGATAACAGGTAACTGTTAATACATCTGCTGCTTCATCGTCTGTCTTGTAAGTAATATAGATTCTACCAAATCGCTTCTTGACATCAGGAGCGCCGAAATCAAATTGCTTGGTCTTGATTGTAGCGGTTTCTGTATTATCAGCCCCACTATCATTCATTTTCTTCACTTTTTTACCCGTATTCTCAGCATACAGACCATTCATATCACTGCCCATTACCAGGTTAGTTTTTTGAATATTCTTGTCAAGTGTCATTTGTGACCAGCTACGATAATCAAAATTGTAAATCCAGAAATTCACATCATTACTATCAGCATCAGGAAGTACTATTAATTCATTCTTCTTCGGAGCATAAGCCATTGATGGGCCATCCAGAGTCAACGCCTGCCAGGTAGCTCTTATTGGCATAGTCAATTCAATCACTTCCTGTGGCGTAACAAGTGATACCTGACGCTCATCAGCACAGACAACTCCATATCGCGTAGGCACTGCAAGATGTTTCTTAAAACACCCCACACCACGATGATGTCTTTCCGTGTACCAGTTCATTTCATTCCCGGCTGATACATTATATATATAAATATTGCGCTCTTTTAAGACGAATAACCGCCCGTCTAATGATTGCAATCCAATGATTTCATCACCATCGTTCTTTCCAAAATCCTTAAAATGACGTGGATCTATCTCATCCGGCTTATATATTGGTGTATAATAAACACGACTTCTTTCCCGCACTGTCTGCTGATTCTCATCTTCTGTATCTACATTCCCGTAAAACACCCGATTACCAATAACCGCAGAACAATTCCATCTGATATTCGGCATTACCTGACCAGCATATATTCCTGTAAAAGACTGATAGGTATAACCTTTCATTCCATCATTAGGTATATACCAAGTAGCCATTTTGTTAGCGTCCGCAGGGGACCCGTGAACATAGCGACCACTAGGGGTAGTGTCCGTTTGGGCAGCATAGTTAATAGCACCCTGCACTAAAGTTTGTCGCGTATTCGCATCACCAGAACTACTAGCCAACAAAGAACAACACAATGTGTCCGTTGCTGCTATTTCCACAGTCACGCCACCATCAAGATCGTTACCTGATGTAGCAAACACAATATCACTATTAGCATAATTAGCGAAATTACTTGAAGTGTTGACCCAAGTATTTTGATCACCACCCGTAAGTACAAAATTTTGCGCTCTTGATCCTAATGACCACGAAGGACAAGCTAACCACAATCCCATATTTCGCTCTGTTGAGGTTGAAGGTGCTACTGTTTCTGCTGCGGGTATTCCCATACTTAATTCCTAATTACGATGAGGATGCAAACCATTGATCAGGTGTACTAAGTTTTTTGGCCCTGTAATCATCAGCCCAACCAGTATTGACGTCCAAATGCACTATCTGATACCAGTCCACATCCCCTTTGGGATTCCAATAAATATTCATACCTGTAATTCTTTTATCAACCGTTGCCGTATTCCATACTACTTGAATACCAGGGCAACGTGCGCCACTTCCTGACACATCTTCTTTTGATCTAACACCAATATTACCGCCATCATCTCTTCCTAAAGCTGATTCTTGTATATAATCATATACATAAGTAGCTGTATAAAGATCACCCTCTGAAAAAGTCCCTTCAGAAACATCATCAGTTAATATATTGCTAGTACCAGTATAATGAATATATAGTCCCACATCTACTGTGCTCTCATCAACTTCAGTATGACGATCCCAAGCCATTTTCATAGACACCATAACAGGTGGCGTTAAATCAGTAGATGTTCTATGCCAAGTGCTAAGTGCTTCGGCTGGACTTGGTGCTGCAAATCTTTCACATTCATTATACGACACTGATGTGCCACCTAGCTTCACACTATTACCAAACCGACTGCGCTTAATATATCCATACCATTGACTTGCATTATTGGCGTTTGCAAAGTTCCCGTCTGAAACTCTTAACACTTCATTTTGCACCACCATATCAAGATTCGGATCATTGGTTTTACTGGTCCATACTGTTTCATCAAATATCTCTGCCCAGCTCCCACCTGTACCATCATCTTCATCGTAGCGGTTTAATGTCCTGTCATTATCACCATCTTTCCGATATAGTATAAACCAGTTAGTAGAATTTTCAACAGGAGTGCCAGCCTTATCCCACTCAGTTCTGTAAGTAAACAATCCCTGACCTTTCAAGTTATCATTAGTATAAACAGCAGCGTCATCTGCCGATCCCTTGACTTTTTCAAGACGACCCAATTTCATATTATCCACTTCATCTAATTGTTGAAACTGGTTCTCACGCATATCAAGCGGTGACGGGAATGTCACCAGTCCGCCACTGAAGTCCGCTATTGATTGTCTCTGTTTAGGTCTTGACATTAGAAATCGTTGTAATCCACGTTAAATGATTGTTCGCCGGACTTCTTGTGTCCGAACTCAATGGCACGCTGTTTCAGCCTTTGCCATTGTGCCTGGAAGTATCCCGCCTGGTCAAAGTTCTTCGTCATCTCAGAAATCTTGGATGCTGCATAATAAACAAGAGCATCGTGATATTGCTTGTCCACGTCAGGAGTGGTCCCATCAGCCGACATTATAGCTGGCCTTGGAACATAATAGATTGTCACCCCCGTGCTTGCAGCAGGAACAGGATAAAACCCGATCAGAGCATCACCAGTCACATAATAGACTGAAGTGCCACGTCGTCTTTTGAAATCACTTCTAAAACCCATCTGATCTCTCCTATGCAGTCACGACAAATATCTGTCCGTCAGTTGTAAAAAACTGTGTGCCTGCCGTTTTTGTGGTCGTATTTATGGTGGGCAGTTCATTCATCCCTACCCTGTCGATCTGGTAATCACCAAGATCAACACGCTTAATTCTTACTATGGCAAGAGAAGTCACTGACCCAATACCTTCCTGTAACCATATATCCTTCACTAAATCATATCGTGCCGTATCCGCTGTTGTACCAGTGCTGAGTGTAGCAAATGCTTCCAGCATAGTCCCTTCATCTACCATAATCAGTTGCGCTTCGTTCAAAAAATCATTGATCAAAGCGTCAGGAAGTTTCTCCTGATCCATATTCCCGGTAATGGTGCGAACCTTGGATCTCATTTCTTTTAATGTCATACTTACCTCAATCTCGGTGTCTGCACACCCACAGCTTCTTCAGCAGCTTCCACCTGCGCTTCCAAGCCATAAAGAGTACGCACCTCATTCAACTTCGCTGCCACATCCCTTTCAGCCGTGGCTTTGTTCGCCATCATATTGACCTTACTCATAGC